GGCGACCACCGAGATCTACACTCTTTCCCTACACGACGCTCTTCCGATCTCGCTGGAGCCGATGCGGGCATAGTGGCCGCTGGAGCCGATCCGGGCAGAGTCGCCGCTGGAGCCGATCTGGGCATTTTTCTTGTCGGTAGTCAGCGGATCATTGGCATCAACAGATGCGTACGAAGTGGGAATCTGCGCCAAAAATTCTTTGGCCACCATGTTGAAAGCAACGGCCATGTTCCCACTGTAAATCACCTCGCCACGTGGGAATTTCACTTTCCCATCGAACTTGATCAGATCGGCTTCTAGAACTTTTACGACCTGCCAGATTTCCTCACCGCCATAGTCTTTGATGTCCGACCAATCGCCATCTGGCCACAGGATGCCGTGAAGGCCATTGCCGCAAGAAGCGCTTTTCTTGAAGTCAGGGCATTCGACCATGCCAGAAGTGGGCCATTGAAATCCGCCATATGCCTTGCCGTTTTTGTCGCTCGTACGCAGGACCAGTTTGTAAGTCATTTTTCTCTCCTAGTGTTGGGTGATTTGGTACATACGGACAGTAGCACACATATGTATAAATGCAAGCGCATTATGCAAAAAAGAAGCCGCACGCGCGGCCTCTTTCCTCTCTTTTGTGCTGGATGGGTAAAAGTTACTTGATGCGCAGCGAGGTGCCTTGCGACAGCATTGCTCCAGGCACTTCCTTTCCTGCCCTGATCGCGTCTTTGATCGCGGTCTTATCGGGTGCTGGAGGTGGTGGTGTAGGCGTTTTCATGAACTCAGATGGGATCAGGCCGGGCTCAAAGATATCTACGCTTGGCGGATTCTTGGCGATGGTGATGGCAAAGTGCGAGCAATCGATCTTCTGGACGCCAGCGATTTCCATTCCGGTCTTCAAGCGCTCTTTGATGTACTCGGCGCGCTTCTCGATGGCCTTGCGGCGCTCGGCCATTTGCTGCTCAGCTTCTTTGATCGCGGCCGCGCTGGCTTCCATGTTGCGGATGACGAAGGCATAGTTCTGCGCTTTCAGTTCCAGCGGCCACGCTTCGCCTTCCAGGGTGTCCTTCAGGGTTTGCTCGTCGCAGCCTGAATCCATCAGGACATCGGTGATGGCGCGGTATTCGGCGGCGATTTGGTACAGGGTAAGATTGTTCATGATTGTCCTAGAATGGGATATCGCCCATGTCATCCATTGACATAGGACGGCTGTTGTCTTGATGAGTGCCGGCGCTTGGCACTGGACGCGACTTCAGCGGCTTGTCAGCCAGCATCGCAATGACTCTGCCCAGCTGTTCGGGCTTCGTCTTGCGTGCCAAGATTTCCGATGCCATCAGTTCAGTGCTAGCCTGGAAGATAGCGAACAGACCCATGCGCCAGCCAGTCACGCCAGTTTTCGCGCCGTTGTTCATCTTCTCGTATTCCTCGGAGCGCAACAGCAGACCAATAGGCTTGTTTTGCAGCTCGGGGAATACTTCGCCGTCAGCCGTCACTTCCTGGTTGTTCTCCCAGCGGCGCACCGGCTGCTTAATTACGGTCAATTCCCGTACTTGCAGACAGGCCATCATGGCGTTGACCTGGTTCAGGCCGCTCAGAGGCTCGCCTTTGGCGTTGTAGGTCCAGATATCAAAGCGCGTTTCACGGCCATCTTCAGCTTTGAATGTAAAGCCGATGCCGTCTGTTTTCTTGGTAGCACTGACCAGCTTTTCAGCGCGCATAAACTTGCCGACATATTTCCCGGTTTCGTTGATGTATGCGCCGATGGTATCGGCCTTTGATGCTGCTGTAGGATCAAGTTTGTACATGGTTTATTCCTTGGTTTCTGGTGGTGGGGTGATGCCGTAGTAATCGACAATGGCTTGATCCACTGCGGCGAGATCGTTCTCGATATGCTCATCTTCAAACAAACCGAGCGGCGATTTGGTAGTGTCGCTACCGCTGTTCTGCGTAGCGAAAATGTATTGGTCATTGATGCGCATCGTGCGCAGGACAATGGTGACAAGGCCTTCAAGAACGATTTTCTCGTCCAGTAGCTTGCCAATGGTCTTGATCTTGGTCTTGCCCGCCTCGTCGGTCGAGGTATGGCTCAGGATATAGACGCGCTTGTGATCCGGTAGATTGGAGGCCAGTTGAAAAACGTCCCAAGCGCTCCGGGCGATCTCGTTGTATTTGGCAAACGCGCTATTGCCGCTCTCCTGTTCAGTGACGCGGCGCATGAATTCGTTCGCCATCACGTATTGGAAATCGTCGATGATGATGATGGGCTTGGTCGTCTTCTGCATAGCTTTGACGATCCATTGGGTGCGGTCAGTGACAAAAACACTGCCGCCTTCTGAGGTGGCTGGTTTCCAGTTGGTAGAACGGAAGGGAAGGGGTTTTTTGACAGCCTGAATCAGAAGTACTTGTTCAGGGTCAAGATTGCGGAGACTGGTGGACTTTCCGGTACCGGACTCGCCCATGATGAGAGTTGCGATGCTCATGATTTTCCTTGGTGGTTGCTATGGGTTTACTTGGTTGGTTCGAAGATGCTAGAACGGTATTTCTTTGGCGTCAATCTGTTTTTGGCGTTCCTCCTTCTCTGCTTCGGTCAATATCGGCCGCCAAACGCCGACCACTTTGCTTTCCTTTTGTCGCTTGGCTTCTGCATCCAGGCGCTTGGTTATCTGCTGCCTCTGTTCCTCTGTAAGCATGTCTTTCTCCAAAGATTCAATCTTTGACTGGGTGTTGAAGTGATCCCCGTCAATCCTCAATCCAAAGCACTGTGATGCAAATCCCGTAACCATGGCTGCCTGTATTCGGTAGGCCATCCCGCCCGTCAGCTTGCGCCGTCACTTCTTTACGCCATGTTCTCGAAAGCTTGTGCTGCTTCCGACTGCCACCCAGTCAAATCACGCAGGGGCTTTGCATCGGCCTGCTGTTCCACGCTGCCGGCCGGCACTTGGTATCGTCTGGAGTACGAACGGTGCCAGAAAGCAAAAAGCCGCTAAAGCTTGAGCACTGGTGGAAATGAGAAAATGGGCCGGGAACAGCTTCATTCCCACTTCCTCAACAGTACCCAAGCTTTAGCGGCTTGGCTTCGCTGATTCCCATGTACTCCGGTTTCCACACCGTTGAGACGAATTTTCCAGAAAGAATTGGTAAAAGTCAAGACTTCGTTAAAAATTCCAGCTCCGCTTCCGCCTCCGCCAGCTCGACCGCTGCTTTCTTCGCTGCGGCCTTCTGCTCGACGTTCATGGCTGAAACGGCTACACCGTGCGCCGCTTCCCATTCGTTGCCTGCGATAATGGCGGCGCGCAGAACGGTAAGCTTCAGGATGCGGCGGTTGCGCAGGTAGGCGATCAAGGCTGCACCTCTGGAGCATCAGGCAACGGCTGCCAATGGGTGACGCCTTGGCTCAGATACCAGTAGCTGTATTGCTGCACGCCATTACCATCAAGGCCCGAAGTAATGGGCACGAAATATTCCTGCACATGCACCATATCAATGCCGCCATTTTTGCTGAAGTAGGCCAGCACAGAATAGTCGCCAGGCTCTGGCAGGCTGTCTTCGACTTTGATCCAGGCGCTCATGATTGCACCCCTGAAGACTGAACCGCCGCTTCATAGGCCGCCGCCAGCACAGTATGCATCTTGTTCTCGCCGCTGAAGTCCAGCAGGTCCAGCATCAGAGGGAACTCGCCTTCGTCGTCCACGGATCGGCTTTCGGCCATAGCCTTGGTGATCGCATGCGTGGCTTTCAGCGGCATCAGCACGTAGCCTTGCAGCGCTGGCTGCGCTGCTTGGGGTGCGGCGAGAGTTCGCACATATGCGAATACTCGGTCAACATCTCCGGAATAGCTATTCAGCAGCTTTTCGTCGATGCATTCCAGTTCGCCATCAGTACATGAAAGCAGCGCCTTGATAGCACGCATTTGCTGGTTCCAGTCGAGCTTTTCAGGCAGACTAAGTGGATCCTTCTTCACTTCTGCCGCTTCCATGATGCTGATAGCGGTGGCGATCACATCGGTCAGCACGGATTGAATGTGCTTGCTGGAGGCGCCAGAAATGGCCAAAGGGTCCAGCTTCTTCAGTTGTTCAAGCGTATAGTTCACAGCGTCTTCCCTCCAAAAAAGTCCAGCCCCAGGTAATAGCCAATCACGCATCCGCCAAAGCCAGCGAAGCCGATAAGCGCCATCACGCCAAGGTCGATTGCAGCGTAGAGCCAGCTACAGCGTGAGGTGGGGATTTTCTTGTACACGTTCCCTCCTGTTATGTTAATCCTGGCGCTAACCCGGCCAGGTTAGGTGTGGCGCGCTTGGTTTCGGCCCTCGCGCACGGTCCCTTTTGGGGATTGCACCCCACGGCTGCTGACTCTTTCTTGTATCCCATGCACATAAACGTTGGGACCGTTGTGCGACGGCAAATCAGCATGCGTGTGGCTCCCGCGCTTAACCGGCGCGGGACGGTAATGCTATTACACTTCAGTCGTTTCCTTCTTAGCGACAGCGGCTGCATGATGCTGCTCGCACATCGCCAGCAACAGTGATTTCCATTGACGCCAGAATTCCAGCGCGTGGCCATCCATATCCGAGATGGCCTCATCGACGAATTGCGCCCACTCGGCATGACTATGCCGCTGGCACCCGATGCGCATGTAGCCGTCGGTGATCAGAACCCACCAGTACAATCCACCGATAGTTATTGGTGTGATGAGGACTTTCTCGCCATTGATTTTCGCGCCGTACAGGTTCACGCCGTACAGGTTCACGCCGTACAGGTCCGCGCCGTACAGGTCCGCGCCGTCCAGGTCCGCGCCGTACAGGTTCACGCCGCCCAGGTTCGCGCCGCGCAGGTTCACGCCGCCCAGGTTCGCGCCGCGCAGGTCCGCGCAGCCCAGGTTCGCGCCGCGCAGGTTCACGCCGTACAGGTTCACGCCGTACAGGTCCGCGCCGTACAGGTCCGCGCCGCCCAGGTCCGCGCCGCTTTTGATGGCTTCCAGCAACGCCTTAGCTACGGTTGCATCTTCGCCTTCAATACTGAGGATTTCTACACCGGACCAGCGATTATTGATAGTAATTTTCACGTTTTATTCCCCTTATGTGTAGCCGAGTTATTCAGCTCAAACCTTGGTGCTGGAGCTGATCTGCGCTACTCCGGCCGCCAGCGCCTTTTTGGCAACGTCGTATTCCTGCTCTGCGCGCAGATTGGCTTCGCTGGCGCGCAGAAGATCCGTGGTGGTCGATTTCAGTTGGCGCGCTGCTTTCTCCAGATCGGATTGCAGGACGCCCAAATCAACAGCTTTCTTCGGTGGTGTTGCCATGTTCTCTTTCTCCTTGTGGTTGGCTGCTGCGAACAGTTCGCCGCGCCATGTGAAGCATCTTAGGCCAAATAAAAACGGAATGCAAGCACTTTTACGGCTATGTAGAACTTTCCATTGCTTTGTTGTGAATCCGTGTTATGATTGCTCATGTCAAACCAAGCCATAAGGAGCAAGTAAAATGACACAAGAAACCATGCTTCAGTATATTGTACGCAAGCTTAACGATGGTGCGTTCAAACAGAACGTTGTTGCTGATCGAGCCAATCTCAACAAGAGCACCGTGAATGAAATCGCATTGGGGAAAAATAAAGACCCTTCCGCATCCACTGTGCAGAAGCTGTACGACGTTTTTAAGTCGCTGGCAGACTGATGGAACTCTACCTTTCCAAAGCCGCTGGAAATTACCTCGTGCCTGCCGACCAGCAGAGCGCCGAGGCGATCACCAAGCTCAAGCTGGGCCAGGGCGTCAAGGTGACGCTTACCAGGGCGAGGAACATTGGCTTCCATCGCAAGTTCTTTGCGCTACTGAACCTGGCCTATGACGCGTGGGAACCCAGCGAAAAACAGTACAAGGGCGAGACTGTGCTGAAGAACTTCGACACCTTCCGTCACCATGTCTGCGTGCTGGCTGGCTACGGCGAGGCCTCCTACGACTTGCACGGAAACGTCAAGGTCACGGCAAAGTCAATCAGCTTTGCCAATATGTCGCAGGACGAGTTTGAATCGCTATATAGCGCTGTGGTGCAGGTGATTTTGAGCAAGATACTGACCAATTACACCAAGGACGATCTCGATGAGGTTATCGAGCGCGTGCTGAATTTTTGAAGAGCCATAAATGACAAAACATATCGTCTGCTATTCGGGAGGCCACAGCTCAGCGCTGGTGGCTCTCCATGTTGCAAAGACTCATGGCATCGATGATCTAGTTTTGCTGAACCATGACATCAATGATTGGGTCGAGGATGCCGACATCGAGCGCTTCAAAAATGAAGTAGCGCAGTTCATTGGCTTGCCGATCACGTACGCCACCTATATGGATGCGCAGTTCGATCAGTTTGATGTGTGTGTCAAGGCACAAGCATTCAAGGTCAATAACGGAAATGAGCTATGCACCAATCGGCTTAAAACTGGTCCGTTCATGGAATTCCTGGAAGCGAATCATCCAGAGAAAGATGTCGTGATTTATTACGGCTTCGACGCGAATGAGATTGACCGCGTCACCAGGCGCTCTAGCTATTTGGGCGCACTTGGTTATCGCACTGCTTTTCCACTGGTAACTGAGAAAGTGAAAGTTACCAAGACGGAGCAGATCGGCATTCGCCGGCCTAACGGCTATTCGCATTTCAAACACGGCAACTGCAAGGGATGCCTAAAAGCTGGCTGGCAGCATTGGTACATCATCTATTGCTTCCATCCCGACATTTGGGCGAAAGCCAAGTGGGCCGAGGAAGAAATTGGCTATGCGATTCACCATGATGAAACTGGCCCGGTCTACTTGGAGGACATGGAGCAGAAATTTGAAGCAATGAAGCAAGCTGGCGTACCTGCTACGGAACACATGTCGCATCAGAGTTTCTGGGCGCGGGCAAACAAGGTAGTCAAGATTACGCCACAAGGAAATTTATTCCCTTGTGAGTGCGTTTCATAATCTAAACGAGAGAAAGCCATGAACCAACAACTAAAGCCCGAAGACCTGATCGCGCTGGTCAATCATCACGACTGCCGGCGGGTGCCAAGCGTTGACCCGCGCCGAGTTCAGCTGCTGGTGTTGTTCGATCAATGCGACGAAAGAGGAAAGCATGCGCTCTTGAGCTGCGGCGCTTTCCATGCGCGCTATCCGCAGGAGGAAGCGTGAGCAAACGCGCCAAAAAAGGAAGTCTCAAGGAAGTTGCTTGCATTGTTGATGGGTGCGATGAAAAAGCGCACGCAAAGATGATGTGTAAACGTCACTACGGGCAAGCATGGAGGACCGGAAAGGTTAGACTTGGCCTAAAAGGTCAACACGGGCCTGTTGAAGAACGATTCTGGCATTTCGTTGAAAAGCTAGGGCCAGATGATTGCTGGAACTGGAAAGGGAATTGTGACAAAGATGGATATGGCTCTATCAGGACGCCAACCACGCAGCTCCGGGCGCATCGCGTGTCCTATCAAATCAACAATCCAGACAAATCGATTGATGGTCTGGTAGTTCGCCATACTTGCCATAATCCGTCTTGCGTCAATCCGACCCATCTTTTGCGCGGGACCAATCAGGACAACGTAGACGATAAGATGCGTGCTGGCCGGTGCCCTATAAGTGAATCTCATGGCAATACAAAATTCTCAAATGAGATAGTTGAGCAGGTCCGCGCATCAAGCGGAACGAACGTAGCAATTGCCAAGAAGTTCGGCATCTCACGCAGTCAAGTAAGAAATATCCGTACTTTTTCCCAGCGTCCACCAGTAAAAGATCATGAACAAAAATAACCTACTAGAAAAACGCTTCAACGGCGCGCCATCGTATCAGCAATCGTCGCTGCTGGATGAGATTGAGGACATCGGCGAATGAAACGCACCGAACTCCTCCGCAAGACCGAACTGAAGCATACGCCGTTCAAGTCCAGCGGCAAGAAAGAAGCGCCAGATGGTACGCCAAAGCCGCCACCTGGTCGGCGTCAGCGCAAATGCGCCGTCTGCCGAGAGTTTTTTCAGCCGCGCAACATGCTACACAAGGTCTGCAATCCAGATTGCGCTCAGAAGCACGCCGAGGCCATCGGGAGCGCGCAGGAGCGCAAGCAAGCCCGCGAGCGCAAGCAGGCGCTAAAAACGCGCCAGGACTGGCTACGCGAGGCGCAAGCGGCATTCAACGCCTATATTCGTGAGCGTGACAAAGCCGATCCTTGCATAAGCTGTGGGCGGTTCCATGATGGTCAGTGGCACGCTGGTCACTTTCGTTCGGTTGGTGCTCAGTCGTCATTACGCTTTGACGAGAATAACGTGCATAAGCAATGTGCGCCATGCAATAACCATCTGTCCGGCAACATCG